GCTGGCGCACTTGGTAACTCTCTCAAAGTTTCTACCTGCCCTTCATCAGCCGCATGGCAGTCAACTTTGACTGGTACTTTTAATGTAACCGCAGGTTCAACAACCGTTGTTGGTACTGGTTCAGCCGCAAATACTGAAGTTACTGTTGGTGACATTCTAGTACTTGGTGGTCGTTCAATTCAAGTTGCCGCAGTCACAAACGCAACTCACCTAACACTTGAGTCAGCACACTTGACTGGCGCAACATCCGCAACAGCAGTTCGCCGTTGGGAATATTTCGATTCGTTCGATCTAGCACCAGGCACATCAACATATGCCGCTGGTAAGAGTGGTGCAAACGATGAAATGCACATTGCAGTTGTTGACGAAGACGGCTTGATCACTGGTACACCAGGAACATTGCTCGAAAAATTTGCCGCAGTCTCAAAAGGTAGCGATGCAAAAGGCGAACAAGGTGGTAACAACTACTACAAAGATGTAGTGAACAACACTTCAGCATATATTCGTTGGATGGACAAAGACGGTGCTGGTACAAACTGGGACACAACCGTTGTAAGCAAGACTTTCACGGCAGTTACATCACCAAAGAATTACTCACTTGCAGGTGGCGCAGATGGTTCTGCACCAACAGATGCACAGAAGATTACTGCATTTGATGTATTCAAGAACAAAGCATCAATCAAGATTGACTTGATTGCAATGGGTAAAGCATCCGCTACAGTTATCAACACAGTTATTGCAGACATTGCTGAAAAGCGTAAAGACTGCGTAGTTGTATTCTCACCAGAAGAAGCAGATGTTGTTAACAATGTAGGCGATGAGACAACAGATGTAAACGCATTTGCTAACACAGTAACCCGTTCAACATATGCGTTCATGGATGGCAACTGGAAATATCAGTACGACAAGTACAACGACACATATCGTTGGGTTCCTGCAAACGGCGACACCGCTGGTTGCATGGCTAGAACAGACAACGAAAGCGCACCATGGTTCTCACCAGCAGGTTATGCAAGAGGTAGAATCCTCAATGTAACAAAACTTGCTTGGAATCCAAACGAAGCAGAGCGCGATCTTCTTTACAAGAATGCAGTTAACCCAATCTTCTCACAGCCAGGTCGCGGTGTAGTATTGTTTGGTGACAAGACATTCACAACAAAGACTGGTTCATTCAGCCGTATCAATGTTCGTAGATTGTTCATCACAATCCAGCGTTCAATTGGAACATTTGCTGAAGATGTATTGTTCGAACAAAACGATGCCGCAACCCGTTCATTGTTCCTAAATACTGTTGAACCATACCTAAGAAGTGTTCAAGCACAGCGCGGTATGACAGACTTCCGCATTATCTGCGATGAAACAAACAATCCAGATGCCGTAGTAAATGCAAACGAATTTGTGGCAGACATTTATGTTCGCCCAATTGCATCTATTAACTTCATCCAGTTGAACTTTATTGCCACCAAGACTGGCGTAAACTTCAGCGAAGTTGGCGGCTGATCGTATAGATAAGAGAGAAAAAGGAGTAAGTCCTAATGCCAGTAGAACCAACTAACAATATTTCAGGGTTCGTAAACGCCTTCGCTGGCGGTGGTGCTCGTACCAATCTATTCGTGGTTAACGGGTCAATTCCAGGATACGCAGACAACCGAGCAATTTCTTTCTTGGTAAAGGCTGCACAGATTCCGGCTTCGTCCATCGG